TGGATAGTAAAAAGAAATCTCTTCTTTGTAAAGTAAACGGAAAAGAAATTGGAAAGCTTTCTCACTACCTTTGGAACGATAAAAATCCCTGAGATGTTTTAGTACAAATGGTTTGTTTGAATTTGCAAAAACAGCTTCGGGAATATCTTTACCAAATTGTTTCTTAAAATAATCTAAAAATTCGTCTGTAGTTTTATCAAGGTTTACATAGTTGTTAAGATTGCCAATAATTTCATATGGCTTGCCTTGTTGTTCCATGTATTCATAATATGCTTCAAGGAACGCAATAAATGTAGCATGGTCTTCTTTTACAAATTGAGGGAGTTGTCCTTCAACCTTTACACTTATTCGTTCATCAAAACTAGGATGAATCGGTTGGTTTGGAGTTACTAGTGCCATATTAGATTACTGTTTCTGCTATCATGTTAATAGAAATTGCATCTGTGTCTGTAACATCATAAGTTAAAATTTGTTCACGCAATGGTGTAATATCACTATTGTTAATTTCTGGTGTAACCGTTAGCCGTATACCAGTAGTCCCATCTGTAATAGCTAAAGGTCTAAAACTATTTAACTTAACTATACCAGTTGCATTGTCAATCGTTCCCTGATTCGTTCCACCGTCAGGCTGAACCAGATACTCTTTAGGTTCAACAACAACACCACTAACTACCTTTACAGCTTTTACATTTCCAGAAGAATCATCCCATAGTATATAAGTGTCTCCATCTGTACCAGTAAAAGATGTTGAAGTCAATGTATTCTTTTCTATTGCATTATTAAAATTCAAAGTATAGGTTGAAGGTGTATCTAAGGTTTCTGGTGAAACCCTTTGTTCATACTTAACAGTTGTTCTATTATTCCTAATAGCATTATTAGTATTATCAATTGTCTGAACTAATTGTGAATATCTAAACTTCTGGTCAAACTTCTCCAAGTTTGTTTGGAGATAACTTTGAATAGAGGTATTTATATTTGTTTTCAATGTCTCTTCATCTGTCAAGTTTGTAACAGGGTCATAATTAACATCAACACTAAATTTTAGATAAAAGAAAATTGGATCAATAATTTCTGGAATAATTGTAACAACATTTGTTTTCTTTAGGATGGATGTTTTGATTGCTTCCTTCGAGGCTGTACTAAAAACATTATTGCCTTGTGGTTTAACTGCAATAAAAACTTTTCCATATTGTACAGGTGATGCATCCTCGCCAGGAACTACCGTGATGGATTCAATGTCAGGTCTTCCGTCAAGTACGATTGCCTTATAGTCCTCTTTAGTACAAGCCCTTCCCTGTGCAGCATATAACTTTGGTGCTTGATACTGAATTGACTCAATCGTTTGAATATCACTAGCACCAGTTGCAGCTGCATTGGTTGTCAAAGTGTATTGTCCAGAATTCAAACCAGCAACACTACCAACAGCTTTAAAACTATTTGCTAAGTTTGCATCCGTTCCAGTTGTTACAATATACTCAATAAAAATAATATTACCATCGGACAACTGTTTACCAACAGCACCATCACCAAATGTAATTTCATATTTCTGTCCTTCAACCTCTTGCAAGAAATAAACTTTATCAGTTCCCTTGATAGTTGTTACATCATAAGAGTTTCCATCTTTATATGTTTCAACGGTTGAATCAGTAGCAGATTTTTGAACGGTGACTGTAATAGTTGTTGTATCAACATTTGCATTTGGAATAATAAATCTTTGTGTAGAGTCTGCACCATTTACTGTATAGGCTTTATTTAAAATTTTTCCTTCAACAACTTCTACATTATTAGCAACATACGTTCCAACATTATTCACTAATACTCTTGGAACGGAAGTTGTTTTGTTTGTTGTAAAGGTGTAACTAGTTCCACTAATGCTTGTTGTAAATTTGGTGTCCTTTGCAATTGTCAATGCGGTAGGTGTTCCAGATGGTGTGAAAGAAAAATTCAAATATGCTTTAGCAGCTCTCCTAGATGTTGGTATGACGTTGAGATGTTTTGCATGGGATACCGCTGACTCTCTCAAGGAAGATGAATCCAAAAACATTTCATTACCAAGCATATTCGCGTAATACGCCATATAATGGCTATTGTAAGCAAGTAAGTCCATCAATACTGCCATACCACTACCTTCAAAATCATAATCCTGAAATTGTGTTTGTGCTTTCAGATATGTTTTTAAGTTGTCCTTGATTGTATCAAACTCAAGGTCTGTTATTTTTAGTTTATTACTTGTCGACATTATCTTAATCTCTCCAAAAATAATTCTATCGTTACTGGATCGGGAGTATTTACAACTCTAAAATTTATTGTTACATCAAAACCATTTTTATCAAGATCACCACCCACAAAAACTGATATAACAGATGCTCTTGGTTCAAAGTTTGCAATACAAGTTTCTATCGCACTCTTAACATCATGCTTCGTATGTGGTGTAGAAAGTTGAAACAAATGTCTGGTAACTCCACCATCTAAGTCAGGTTGGAATGGACGTTCATACCTATTGGTGAGAATCAGATTTCTTACAGATCGTTTAACTGCTTCAACGTCTGTCTTTGTTATGATGTCCTTCGTAACAGGATGAGCTACAAAATCCAAATCTAAATCAGACCATCTTCGACTATTAGTTTTCAGACCCTTTGTGTAAATTTTAGTTGGCATTTTTTTTAACTTTTTCCTTGTATTCGTGCTTTTTCTATGTTATAATTTTCTTGTTAGCTGGTTCAGATAAAGCTAGCTAATTATCATCTACCTTGACCCCTATATCGTTTCCAACATCTTCTCTTATGTTTGTTCTTTGGTGTACTTCGTGTTGGATGAGCACCAATAGAAGTAACCTTCTTAATCTTCTCTCTTTGAATATGATCTTTAGCTTTAGCCATAATTTATTCCTTTATATATTTATAAGATTTATTCCCCATTTTTCCCTGATATCTGAAATATTTTGAGTGTGATCGAATTGCTCTAGGTGTATGTTCCTTCTTGGACGAGTATATCCATAAGCATATCCCCGATTGAATTCCACGATATCTGCATCATCAAATTTATAACCTTCTGGATAGATATATCTTGCACAAAATTCAAATAACCACTTCACCAAACTGCTGGTTTTTGTGCTATTTCCCATAGTGAAACCAATAACCATAGCTTCATCCCTGATTTCCATTCCCCTATCTAACAGGATATGGATAAGGTCATGGTTTTCTAAATCAATAGCACCTGTCAGACTTATAGGGGAGTTTGGATTCTCCAACAACCATACGAACCAATGAATTTGAGATTGTACTTTATAACCTTGCAAATGCTTCCAATTATCAACTGCTGTTTGCAATTTCATGGGTGAATCCTCGATTTTTTATTATTTATAAGACATATTGAGTATTATAAATATATAATATAACATTTTTATATAGGGATTTAAAATGAAATCATATAAAGAGCTTATGGGTGAAATGGTAGTACTGGACTTACCCAAGGCACGCAAGAATAGAGTATTTAAAAAATCAGGTGATGAAAAGAGAATTGAGCATCTGATATCCAGATTGTTGCTAAGTAATTATGTCAATATGAAATGGAGACTGTCTAGTGATGGATATGAATTCTCTGTTGACGATGCATATAGAAAAACGACATATTACAAAGCTGATACAATCTTGGGAACTCTTGAAGCAGCTATGAAAAAATTAAGAATAAAAGAATGATATCATTTGCACAATTTTTAAAAGAAGAAAAAGGAAAATCTTCTTACAAAATTTATTGTGATATGGATGGTGTACTTGTAGATTTTATTGGTGGCATAATAAAAGAACTCAAATTGCGTAGAGAGCCATATCAAGATGAGATTGACTATTTCCTTACAACAACATATGGCAGTTCCGTAAGATTTTGGAGTCGATTGCCATGGATGCCAGATGGCAAAAAACTTTGGACACTTCTCAAACAACTTAATACAGAAATTTTATCAGCTTGTCCTAGTAATTGTGAAATGCAACCTAGTGTAAAAAAGGGAAAAATAAAATGGTGCAAACAAAATCTTAAAATATCTACTGGTATCAATATTACAACTAGACAAAATAAAGTACGTTTCGTTGGAAAGAATAACATTCTTATAGATGACTATATTAAAAATATAAATGAATGGAAACGAGCAGGAGGCAAAGCTATTCACCATCGTTCAGCAAGACAAACTGCACAAGAACTTAAAGATATTATATTAGGAAAATAAATTGGAAGACTTTAAAGATTTTATTACAGAGAAAGTATTAGATAAGAACTTAACAAATAATGATGGGTATGCACTTGAGAATGAAAAACAAGATGATATTCATTTAATTATTTTAACAGGTTCAACATCAGATGACGATGAAAGTGTAGTTAATCGTTTCTTAGATACTGCAAAGAAGATGGGCCAAGAATCTCATCGTGTCGTTGTGGGTGCAGCTTGGGTCGCAGAGTTTGACCTTGAAGCAAGTACGATGGTTATAATGAACCATGACGACAAAGGGAAATCTTTAAAAATAAATACAGAGAATACAATCGTCATTGCTCGTGCTGCAGCCTTCATGGGTGAGAATGCTGAAATAGGTAAAGCCATGTTGCAAGCATTTCAATCTTCTGGTTGTTTCATGTTGAACGATTTGAAATCTTCAATTCTCTGTGATAACAAATTTTTATCCTATATACAATTTTCAAGAAACAGTATTCCAATTCCAAAAACTGCTTTGATTCCTACAGAGAAAGCAATCGAAAATGCACACGAAAGAATCGGGGGAAAATTTCCAGTAGTTGTAAAAACATTATCGGGTACTCAGGGTATCGGTGTTTCGATTGTAGAGAGTATGCAATCATTAGTTTCAGTTGTTCAATCATTAAGAAAATATAAAGCTGATTTATTAATTCAAGAATTTATAAAACTAGAATACGATGTCAGGACACTTGTACTAGGCGGACGGATTATTGCTTCTACAAGAAGAAATAAAGTTCCAGATGATTTTCGTTCTAATGCACATCTCGGAGCAACTACCGAACCTTATACTTTATCAGAGGAAGAGAAAGAGATAGTCAAAGCTACTGCAAGAATTTCTGGTGCATCTCTGGTAGGTGTTGACCATTGTTTAGTTGATAAAGAAATTTATGTCTTGGAGTGTAATGCATCGCCTGGTATTGGTGCAAACTATCACAATTACGATATAAGAACTGTACCACAAAAAAATAAAGATGTTAAGGGTGACCAGATAAATGATATCTTTACAACTATTATAAATTATTTACGTTATCGTTCAAACCGAAACCTAACATCTTTTATAGAGTGTGGCTATAAAGAACAAGTAAAAATAAAAGGGTGTGGTACATTTGTTGCTAAGTTTGATACTGGTAATGGAAGTATAGCTTCAATGAAGAAAGTGGATAAGATTAAGATTGATGGTAAGATAGCAAAGTGGGAACTCAATGGAAAAAAATATGCAGATAAGATAGTTAATTGGAGTGAGCCTAGAGTTGCAGATGGAAGAGAGATTGAAAAACGACCATGTATTTTAGTAGATGTAGAATTCAATAACAGGACTTATGTAAATATTCCTATTGCACTTGAAGAAGATGCCAATAGTGATTTACTTATTAATAGAAATTTGATGGAAACATTTAGAGTATCAGTTAATCCATGTAGAAAATTTGTTTTATCAGAGTGGAAAAAATTATAAAGGAGAGGATGTATGAAAACTTTTAAGGAACTTATGGGTGAAAAATTTGATATGAAATGGAAGGACATTAAGAATCGTCATATTAAAAAAGAAGCAGGACAAATTCTTAAAGCATTGGATAAAGGTGAAATCCTAGCATATAGCGCAGAACATGGTGAGTTCACGGTTTTCAAAGATGAGATGGAATTCATCCAAGCCAAAAAAGGTAAGGGTGAAAAAATGAAATGGGTTCGCGTTGAAAGTAAAAACATTGAAGCTTACATTCAAGAAGCATTTAATTTTAGAGGTGCTGTTAAACTTGGAATGTTAGATAAGTATGATGAACCATATATTAAAGACCTAAAGAAAAAGGGTTGGGAAATTGATGAATTCAATTTAACCGGCAAAGGATATGAAGTTATTATTAAAAAAGGTTCTAAGACAGTTAAATATACTGATAAAAAATCTCCTTCAAAAGCTCTTGAACTCGCAGCCAAGAAAGCAAAGTAATATGCCGAACGCATTCATCTATAATATGGAAGGGGAAAAGAAAATGCTTAAAGCAGGACAACTCACGAAACACTTTAGTAAAAAGGAATTTGATTGTAAGTGTGGTTGTGATACTGGGCCAATCAATATGATACTAGTTGAAAAACTAGAACAAGCACGATTGGAATTCGGTAGAGGTATGCGGATCAATAGTGGCATACGATGCTTACACCATAATAGAAAAATAGGAAGCAGGGATACTTCATCACATATCAAATGTCTTGCAGCTGATGTAGGTTGTACAAACATGGAAGATAGACATAAGATGCTAAGTATCTTCTTAAAATATTTCAAACGTGTTGGCGTACATAAACAATTCATTCATGTAGACGTTGACCCTGATAAACCAGATGGAGTATTTATTTATTAATTAATCCTTAACATAAAAAGAGCCATGTCAAAGAGAGCTAAGAGAAAACTATATGGTGGCAAAGAACAATTCGATATGGATTCGGAGGCACTAAGTTTATCATGGAAGGATGAATTGATTGTAGTTGTTTTATTATTTCCAATACCTGTAACATTTTTAAGTACATTCTTTACAGACGAAACAATAACAGATGCGTGGAATAGTTTAGGATTGATGCCAGATTGGTATCAGAATGTTTTGATGATTGTGACGTTAGTTGTTTTCGGACTAAAGGCCTTAGTCTTTAGGATAGCAGAAAAATTATTCAAGGTATAAAAAAAGGGAATCGGTAAAACCGACTCCCTTTTTCTTTGTCAAGATTTATTCAACCTCAACATCAGCTTCGTTAATAATGTCCAGAACATTCTGATCTGTAATCTTTTCAGATTGTTTGAACTCCTCAGCCGTCAACGGATAAACCACTTCTTTCAATTCTTTTTTGCTCATAGTAAAATCTCCTTTGTTAATTGTTAAACCATTATACCATATTTTCGGGATAATACAAGGAAAAACTCATAACTCCTTTATTTACAAGGGTTTATGGATATTTCCTCGTAAGTCATTGTAAAATAAGGAGTTATCGACATAGTATTTTTTTGAAAATAACCGCGATTTTTGTTGACAAATACTCCATATTTTGATAAAATAGCTATATAATTGAGAAAGGATAAAAAAAACATTATGAAAATTACAATCGACTTAAACAAAATATTCAGAAAAGTGAAATCTCAGAAGCGTGGATGGGTGATTATTACCTCTGAGGACAGGGATTGGATATACGGTAAGCCACTGGAAATAAAGGACTTACAAAAAATCCAAAAAAAGATTAAAAAAAGCCTTGACAAATCGGCTGTAATGTGTTAGAATATACTTAACAAAATGAGAAATGGAGATAAAAATATGAGTGTTTACAAAATGAATCTTAAAAATCTTTATGGAACTTTCCTACAAAATGGAAATTCACCTGAGGCGTTTATTGCAAATATCATTTATGAACGATATGGTGCGAAACGTAAAAAGATGTTACAAGGTTTATATAATATTGTAAACGGTGGCCCCACTCATTATTGGGGAAAATGTAACGCAGAATTCATTGCATGGTCAATGGAAGAAATTAGTGTTTCACCTGTAAGTCAAAACATTCCAGCAAAGAATGTTAATATTAGAAATTTAGAATACTATGCATAAGGAGCAGATAATGAAAAAAGTGAGAAAATCTAAATATAAAGCGGAAGAAGAATATATCGAGTATGATAAAAATGGCGATTGTTATGATGGCGCAACTATTACCCGATATGAAATGAAACAACCCAAACCTGTTTGCCATAAACGAGTTTGGAGAAATGGAAAAAACCGATAATGGATATGAAAGAAATTATAGAGTCAATATTATTATTTGCCCTGATGGGTGTAGCAGTTATTTTAGGAATGTGTTTATAGGAGTTTATATTATGCATGATACAAGAACAGAAAAAAGTTTGAAAAATTTGACTGTAAATGATAATGAAGTTGTTTATAGAAATATGATTGACAACGCAACCATGTATTGTGTAAGACCTTCTGGAACAAAATTCTGGTTATACAAACAATGGGTTTTAGCAGAGTGGGCAATTTGTCAACACTCTAATCCTTTTGAAACATGGAATTGTAAAACTGAAAAGGCAGCTCGTGAATTGTTTGATGCTGCAACACATAATGAACAACTTGAGGACTAATAATGAAACGTAACGAACTTAAAGATTATATAGACGATTTAAATAAAGTCGCAGACAAACTTATGAAGGATGACCCTAACTTGGTCATTTCTAAACTTACTAACGATCCGAAACATTGGGCAGAATATGGTGTCCATACTGTTAAGGAACTTGAAAATTATCTGGATGCTGAAGCAGCCAGAAATTAAGAAAGGATTATATTATGAAAGAACTATTATATACTAAAGAAAAAGATTACTGGTTGGATGTTCAGTTATCTACAACCGAATGTGATAAATGCGGTGTCGATCTTGACCCCATGAAATCCATTCCTGTAAAAGTTGCAAACGATGGATATCCAGAACCTATGGGTTTTATCTTTGTATGTTTTCAATGTAAGGAGGCTGGACGATGCTAACTCAAAAAGGATATGCAACTGCTTATATGGAAGTAAATGATTTCCGCAGGGAACGTAGGAAACATAATATAGGAACTTGGTATGACAATGAGGGCGTTACATGGAAAATGGAATGGCTCTTGGAAATGATTGACAATATGGATTTTGATGAATTGAATAAACTTGAAATTGAAATGAA